GCAAAATGATAAATATATGAAAATGTTATGTAATGCAATGAGTGGTTCAACAAAAGAAGAATCAGAAAAAAATTATGATAAAATTATAAGAAATATAGCAAAAGAAGTAGTAATAGATAAATCAATATAGAGCAATGCGTATTGAGAATAAAATAATATAATTTCTTTTTTCAACTAACAAATAGGTATTTGAAAGAATCATTCCCGAAATTAAAATGTTTTTGTCAAAAAAGTATTTAAAGACAATATTTTATATTTAATATATTTCTTTTTTTAGACAAAAATAATACTAAATCTATTCACTTTAAATTTTTAGTCCCCCTCATCCTCCTTTAAGCATTTTACGTGTTTTACGTATTTTATTTCTAAAACTTTTTTTTGTTTTATAATGTTTTGAACGATTCCTTTTTTTATTTATTGTTTTCATATAAGATATAATAATATTATTTTTTTTTACATTATTGTAACATGCTAAACTAACAAAACATTATAATTACTTTACCTTATTTATTCAAATATCTGTAATCTAATTTTTCTTTTAAATTTTTCTTCATTATTAAACAAAAACAATTTATATTGTCTTTTTTCATAATTTTCTAAGTTTTTTGTTGTAATAATACGTGATGCCATTCTCAGTTCTGGTAAAAACACTATAAATTGAAATAAACCATCATTTCTAACTAATTTATCAAAACAATACCCATCATACATTTTTTCAAGTGTTTCCGGTTTATTAAAACATGTATCAAGCAATGAACAATCTGTTTGGACCTTTCTAATTGCCCTCATAGTTGTATTAATATAATTAAGTTGTCCAATCCATTTATTATAAAAATCTAAGGCATCTGATGAAATAGAAATCATTTTATGATTTAGTTGAAATTGAATCATATTTAATAAATCAACAAGTCGTCTAATAGGGGATGTCATATGAATATAGGCATCCATTTCAAGTATATCATGCCTTGTAGACGAATCCTCATTTAGTTCTGAAAGAGAAATAGTTGAAAGATCTATATATTGCACACATGCACTATTCCAAATCTTAATAAATTGATTCACATCATTCGGTAAATACTCGGGTAAAGAAATTTGGTTTTTAATAATAGTTGACCTAAATATACCATTATGTTGATTATATAAATCTTTAGCACAATGATAATTCATTAAAATCATAAGATAACTAACAACTTCGTGACTATCTCTAACATTATTTATATAACGATATTTAAATGCCATTTGTTTCGTAGTTTCAAGAAGAAACTGATAATCACTATCTGAAATTAATGAATAATCTTCATAAACATAATTTTTAAATACTCTTATAATAGCATTTGTAAAATGAATTGATATTATTTGTTTATTTTCATCCAGCGTAATATCCATTACAAATGCAAACCTTCTCATATTTTCTTGAAGTGAACATAAACAATCTGATAAAATAGTTGGTAACATTGGTCTTTTACGATCTGGTAAATAAATTGTAGATATGCGTTCAGAGAAGCTTGACCAAAGATTTAATGAATCCATCCAAATGGTAACATTTGCAATGTAAATACTAAGTAAAGTTTGATTATCATTTACCTTTTTAATACTAAAACCATCATCATAATCTAAACTATTAGCAGGGTCAATAGTAAATGTTTTCCAAGAAGTTCTGTCTTCAATTTGTGGATATTTTTTTATTATATTTGTAATAAATGAATCATGTTCTTTTGCTTTTGTTTGTATAGCCTTGGTAGTTTCTTTGTTAAATTTTTGTATTGAAGCATAAAGACTTTTACAATAAAGTTGATATTCATAGAAATTATCTAGAACATCAACAGGACCAATTGTTTGAGATATATTAGCATGTGGATGTTTATCATCCCATTGTTTATAACGAATAGTTACATAGAGATTATTAAAAACTTTAGAAAATCCCATTTGCTTGATTTCATAAGCCACTAAAAAGATTGGTATACGAATATCATCAGGTATACATTTATATAAAAGTCTACCTAAAGATACTTTGGAGGTTTTTAAAGAATTTCTCTTTCCATCCATAATTTTATTTTCTCTTCCAAAAGTTTTATTATCAGCAAGAATTAAAACAGCTGGTATATTTTCATTAATACGTATAGAGGATTGGATAATATCAACTTTTCCTTTATTAAAAGTAAAAACATCATTATTAAACAATTTATATTCAGATGGATTAAATCCATTAAGAGTGATAGGTTCCATAGTAGTATAATTAAATACATTCCAAGACCCATAGTTTCTATTATCAATCGTTATCTTATAAATAGTCATTTTATATACAAAATATGTTGTAAATCCTTTAAGCTATTTAAGTGTATAAATTGATGAATTTAAATAAAATATAACTAACAATAAAATTTTCAATTATTTATGTAAATGAATACTTTCATTATTATCCATTTGTAAAGAATCATTATTTATAAATGTTTCCCCTATAAAATCCATTTGAGGTAAAGGTATTGATTCTTCTTTTGGAATTAGTATTGAGGGAATTTCTTGAATATTTGTTTCATTATCATTTATTTTATTTTGTTCTAAATCATATATCGATTTAGAATCTTTTTTTATATCTATTTTATCTTGAAAATCAACTGGTTTTGCTATTTTACGTTCTACATTTTGATTTTGTAAAGCATACATAAAAATTTTTGGACTTATAGCAATATTATTCATATATGTTCTGTATTTAAAACAACTAACACTTGTATTTTCATCAAATTTAAAAGTATACCACCAATATGCAGGAATATATAATATTTTTCCTGGTGTTAGTGTAATTTCTAAACATTTTATTTTATCAAAATCAGCTCTATATTTTGGTTGAGGGTCCCAAGGATTTATAGGAGATTTAAACTCAAAATTTTCATAATCATTTATTGGATACAAGTATTTTAAACTTTTGGGAGGCGATAATTTTACTTTTATTAAACCTTGTGTTACTAAATAATAATTACGATAATTTACATCATATCTAAAAGGGGTTTCTAAATCCTTTGACGCAAATAAAACATCATAATAACAATTTGAAACTAAATATGGTCTTAAAAATTCATCATTATAAGTCATATTTTTTATTGCCCCCGTTTCCTGTAAAAAATCAAAATTTCCTTCACTAAAGTATGTGGCCTTATTATCTTCATTAAATAATTTTGCTGCTACATGTAATGGTAATGGGACATTTATATCAGTTTCCGAAGATAAATCAGATTTACTTCTTATTTTCACTTCAAAAACAGGATAATTATCTAATAAAAATTGTTTGTTAGTTGAATATATAATTTTATATCCACTGTCTCCTTCAGGCAAATCTAATATTATTGGTTGTCTTAAATCACATATTTCTTCCAGTTTATCTTTGGATGCCTGATCAACTTCATATATTTCTAAATCGTTACTTGTTTTAAAATGAAACTGTATATGTAAATAAAAAAATAAAATTAAACAAAATATAAATATACCTATTATTATTTTCAACATTATTTATAAAAAATAATAATTTATTTTAAATTTAAAAACGAGAATAAAACTAATTATCCGAAAACTTTGGAGCTATAAAAAAAGATACATTACTATCTTCTCCTAAATTGTATTTTAATAACATTGGATATTCATTACTTAAAGAAACATTTATTATTGAACTAATTTTCATTGATAAACACATTTTACAAATATGACTTAAGCTAAAAGAAATATTAATTTCTTCTTCTTCGGCTATTGCGTATTCCTCTAAATCATCAACAGGTATATTTACTTTTAATTTTGTTAAATCACCCTTGGAATTTAATTCTATTACTGACTCGGAACATTTTATATTTAAATCTTGTCCAAAAGTATTTAATTCAGAAAATACTTCAACCAATTTCTTTGTATCTATCATAAACTCAACATCATAATTAAATTTGGGTATATCTAAACTATCTTCATCAACATCTATAAGATTTAATTCAAAAAAATTATCAAATGAACTTATATTTTCTTTTTCATTTAAAAAATTAATATAAAGTTTTTCAATATCATTTTCATCTTCATATTTTAATTCAAGTTTATCATGTTTTAAAGCATAATTCATTAATAAATTAAAATTAGCAGAATCTACAGATACTTTATGATTTTTTGAACAATCATAATCTGAAAACCATTTATTTTTTATTTCTATTTCTGAAATACAAATATGAGATTTATCCATTGATTGAATATATAATTTGTCACTTTCAAAATAAATATTAATATGGGAATTCCAATTCTTTAGTAACTGAAAAATAGCAACAAATATTTCAAGTTTTGATTTATTTTCTATTGTTAAACGCATTAATATATTTAATTATATATTGTATTTAATATCTTTTTAGTTGTTTACTAATTCTATTTTTTTTTGTGTATCCTTATCTATAAAAATACTAACAATATTAAAAATTTTAGCAAAAATAAATGGTGCATTATAAACATAACATTTTAATAATTTTTCAGGATATTTTTCTTTTAAAATACTTGACATAACTTGAATAAAATTCTTATGCTTATTAATATCGTTCATAGTTAAATTTTTCATATTAACATGGACAATAAAATAATTGTTTGTATTTAACACATTATCAATATTATTTGTAATATAATTTAAAATATAATTATATGTTTCATCATTAGCTATATTTTTAAAATAAATATAATTTAATATAATACAGTTTTCCTTAATATAACATAGACCTTTTAAAATATCATCCCATTCTCCCTTTCTTACTTTATCTTTTATTTTTTCAGAAGAATTATTTGTATTATTTTCAGAAAAAATTTCATTTGATAAGTCCATTACATTTTAGAAGTAAAATCTTATAAAAATTTTAACTAATTTTTCTAAGATTATTTTTGTCTCATTTTTTTTCTACATATCAATATTCAATTCACTTTCAATGATTTGTTTTAGGTTATTTCCAATTATTTCATTTTGTTCTCCATCATCTGGTATTTCTTTTAAATCCGATAAAATTTCTTCAAATGATTCTATATTTGCAAAATTTATTTCATTGGTATTTTCTAAATTATTATTCATTGATATATCTAATATTTTTTGACTATTATCCATAGTTAAATTTTGTAATACAACTACTAATTCTTTAACTTCTAATAATTCTTTTTTTAAATTTTCTACTTGAGTTTTTAATGTAGTATTTTCTTTAATAATTGGGATAGTAGCTGTTTTTAACTGAACTACAGCTTGTTTTACTGTTTCAAATTGTTCAAATTGTTGTTTAACTAAGTTAAATTCTGAATTAGAAATTGAAGTCCCAGTATTCGTTTGTTGATTCTCAAGAGCATCTAATCTTGAAATAATTGATTGTAAAAATTCTGTATCCATTGAGGATTCTAAATTAAAATTTCCTTCTTGAGAAAAGTTTGAATTCATCATTTTAGATTCTAAAACACCTAATCTTAATGTAATTAGAGTAATTGCCTGAGGAATAGTCATCTTGGTTACACTGGATAATTTATTAGTATTTTGTTGTGCGGATTTTGAATTCATTTGTGGTTGTTGTTGTAAAGCCGCTTGTTGACCGGCTAAACGTCCAGTTGGAATATTAGGTCCAGAACCAGGTTTTGCTTGATTAGCAAACATTTGTGCAGAATTAATTGATGGTTGGGGTCCACGTCCAGGAATAGGAGGTTCACTTGTTGGACCAGCTCTTCTTCTTTGTGCTGCTTGAACAGAACGATTTGCACTCATAATATTATTTATAAACAATATGTTTCTTAATTATTTACGCATTATAATATTTCTAATAGAGATTTTAGTGTTTTTTATATGGTTCCATAAAAAAATCTTAATCTAAATAAATAAAAAAAATACAAAAAAATTTGAAAAACAATATTGAATCATAATTAGATGACTTTATACAACCATTTGAAATTTAATTTGAGGATGATGTAAATAATTATGAATTTCAAAATCCTCTACTTTATAATCATTAATATTTTCTCTAATTTGTTTAATTGTAATAGTTGGAAAGGGATAAGGCTCTCTTGTTAATTGATCTTTTAAACAATCTAAATGTTGTTCATATATATGACAATCTCCTTTAAAATAAACAAATTCAGAAGCTTTTAAACCACAATGTTTAGCAATTAAGTGGGTTAAAAAACTATATGATGCAATATTAAAAGGAGTTCCACAAGCTTCATCACAAGAACGCTGATACATAGCACATGATAATTCATCTCCATTCTTGACTGAAAATTGACATAATACATGACAAGGAGGAAGGGCCATTTGTTGAAGTTGACATGGATTCCAGGCAGTCATTATGTGACGACGACTAAATCGCTTTTTGGGATCTTTTAATGAATCTATAATAATTTGTAATTGGTCAACCCCATAATTTCTATCCTCGGTTTTATCTAAATCAAAATCAAAATCAAAATCTTTTGGATTAAATGAATTTTCATGAATTATTTTTTGCTTATTATTACAAATATATTCTTTATTAAATGCTCTCCATTGCATTCCATAGATAGGTCCAAGTTCATCTACCTCATAATCAAACAAACCAATACTATCTAAATATTCTCGAGAGCCGTTTCCATCCCAAATATGAACATCCTGTTCCTTTAATAATCTATTATCAGTTTCTCCGCGGATAAACCATAAAAGTTCCTTTAAACAAGTTTTCCAAGCAGTTTTTTTGGTAGTTAAAATAGGAATTTTATTATCTTTTAGAGAAAACCGCATAGAAGTTCCAAAAATACTTTTAGTTTTTCCATTACGCCCCTCTTCCCATGACCCATTATTAATAATGTTTTGTAAAAGATTTAAATATTGATATTCTTCATGCTTATATTTTTCAATATTAGCAAAAATTTTATCAGAAACTTGAATATTTTTACCTTCTTCTATTTCCATTATTAGTATTATATGGAAAGTTTTAATATAGTTTTTATAAAATTATTAAACTATATTATTATTTTGCTCAACTTTTGTAAAAGTTGAATTTTAATTTCTAAATATAAATCATATGGAAAGTTTAGATGAATTATCAAAATCTGGTTCTGGTAAACTTGGATTTTTTAAACATGTATTTAACTTTGATGAAGAATCTAAGGCTGAAATGTTAAATATTGTTCAATATGCCGTTTTAGCTTTAATACCAGTTATAATTTTAAATAAATTAATGCAACGTTATGTTCCAGAAGCAGATGATGAGAAAAGTTCTGTTGAAATATCGGCAGAGGTTTTAGCACAAGTTATTGTTATGTTTTTAGTTATATTAATTATCCACAGAGTAATAACATATATTCCCACTTATAGTGGGGAAAGATATGCTGAATTTAGTGTAACAAATATAATTTTAGCAATGTTAGTTATAATTTTAAGTCTCCAAACAAAATTAGGTGAAAAAGTATCTATTTTAGTTGATCGTATTATAGATTTATGGGAAGGTGGAAAAAATAATAAAATGGGTAATAAAATAAATAGTAATGTTAAAGTTTCTCAACCTATCTCTCAAAATCTAACAGCAATAAATCAATCATTAAATTCAATGGGTTCAACATCTATTAACGAACTCCCGACAGCTCAACCACAAATGACTCAACAATTGCCAAATTATGATCAAATGTATAAACAGGATTCAACACCATTAATAGGAGCATCAACTCCTGGAATGGAATCTATGGAACCAATGGCAGCTAATGCAGGAGGTAGTGCTTTTGGTTCAACATTTGGGAGTAATTGGTAAAGCATACTAACAAAATAATTTAGTAATTTTACATTATATATCATTTTGAAAAATGTAAATAATTTAGAAAATTATTTCTAAATTATTTATCTTTTGTAAATCATCATTTGTCGTAAAAAAATGAAAATGACTTAAAAATAATTTTATTTTATATCAATAATTGATATGGATATTAATAAATTAATGAATGCGTTAGATAATGAAAATAATGAAAACATAATGAATCTTACAAGTAAAAAAATATTTGAAATGAATTTAAATATTATAAAAGAATTACATTTAGATAAAAAAACATCAATAGATTATTTAAAAAAATTAAAAGAATATCGCTATATTGACGAAATAAATGATTTAAAACATGGTTCATTTATTAGATGGATACCAATAACAAACCCCTCTTATTTACCTCTTAATTACAGTGGAATTCTGTGTGATATAAAAATAACAGATAACGGGGTTTTAATTACATGTAAAAATTTTATGCATCGTCATTATACGTTTAAAATGGATGAATGTCTAATATTTCAAAAATTAACATCTCAAGAAAGGATAATTATTAATGTTTTAGATCAATTAGAAAGAAATAAGAATGTATATCTGGATGACCAAATAGAAAATGATTAGTATGTTTTATTTTTTATTTTTACGGGTTTTGGTAAATGGAGAAGTTAAATCACTAAATAAACCAGGAATAAATTTACCCATTTTAATCATTTGTATTTCTGAATTACTTAACGGTTTTTTTCTATAATGGCATTTTTTTCTGTTATTATAGGAACATACTGATTTATATCCTTTATGATTTTTTATTGTAACTTTTCTAGTAATTTTTTTTCCTCCAACCATTGATACTTGAATATTTTTATAATTATAACTCATATAAATAAATAATATAAAAAATTGTTGTTTTTTTATTTTATATTTCATATCTTACGAAAAAAAATATTGCATTAGAATATAATGGGTGGAAATACCGGAAATATTCGCACTTTAAGAAATCAATCTGGAACTGTTGGTTACCGAACTTTGGGTTCTATTTTAGCAAGTGATACAAGTGCTGGAGCAGGGTCAGTAAGACGTATATATACATATTACTTTAACAAAACTGGTGGAGTGCCTAATCCAATTGGAACAATTTTTAGTATTAATTATGGACAATTTCGCGACCGTTCTCAATATTTTATCAGTTCAATCTATGGTTAATTAAAGCTTAATAAAAAAAACAGATAAATTATTAAAATTTAGAAAAATCGTTCATTTGATAAAAATAAAATATTTTATTATATTTCAAATTTAAGGAATTTAGTGTAACGCATTTATTTAGAAATTGGGTTATAAACCTTAAATGTTCAAATGTGTAAAATCTAAATACTTTTGTAATTTTTATTAGTATTATCTATTTTTTCGCTCTCATTACTTTTAGAAATTATATATTGACCACATGGTCCACAATGATCCTCATTAGCTAAATCTATTTTTGTATTTGTTTTATTAGAACAATAATCTATATTCCATCTACCAAGTGGAGGATTCTTTGGAACTTTAGTAATAAATTTACTTGTAACTGTTTTCATTATATAATTCCACATTTTATTATATTTAGAATTTAATTTATATTTTTATAAATCAATTTTTTATACACCCTTTTACACATTTTTACATTTCAAAAATAATTATATCAACATCTAAAAAAAAATTTATTATATATAATAAAATAACGGTTTAACAAACATTTGTATCAATCCAATTTTTATTAAGAACTTTTTCCACACTTTGTAACGCACCCTCACACCACCCTTGTCTTCTACTAACATCTTCTCCAACAACTAACATACCAGGTTCTGGATGCTGAGCTTCATTAATGAATTCATCTCGATTCATATAATTATCATAATTTAACGGAGTATAATAATGGGTTCCAATAGGCCAATAAAAATCTTTAATTGCTATTATATGTAATGTATTTGGTAATAAACCCAAAGCTTCTTCTACTTTTTTTTCAAAAAAAATTCTATTTTGAGGATTATTTTCTTTATATTTTTGTAAAATTTCAGCACTTTTATTATCAGAATAAGCAATCATATAAACACTTTTAGAAAAAGGAATAATTTTTTGAAGCGAGCCTGGAACAACTGTATATGTGGGAACAATTTGACTCATTAATTTAGAGGATTCGGTATCAAATTTTGCATAAATATACAAAAAAGGTTGCCCATGTATTTCATTATAAATTTTATATTTAGGTAAAAGTTTTTTAACTGTATTTATTCGTGTTGCAATTATTACTTTATTAGCATAGTAAATGTTACTTTTATTTATTTTTCCGCTTGTTATAATTTCAAATAAACAAGGATTATGATCAATCTTTTCTATTTTTTCAACTTTTGTAGATGTCAATATATTTTGATGTCCAATTTTATTACAAAGAGAATTAACTATGGATGACCAGGGTATATCTAAGGCTGTCCATCCAGATGCATTATCTTCCATTTGATAATGATATAATACTTCATATACATCTTCTTTTTCAAAATCCGAATATCCAGAAGATATAACAAAATCATTATATAATTTACTACCAAGATGTTCAGTTGCAAATTGTTTAAACGTAATGGATGGGGGATTTTTATAAGAATTATAAATTAATCTTAATTTATTCAAATATTCTTTGATATCAATAACATTTTTAATTTGTTTAGAATAATGAATATTAGCTTCAAATTCACTATATTTTATATGAAGTTCTTTTAATAATTTTATCAAAAATTTATCCGTATCTTTACGTCCAACCCCAGCTCCAACAACTATATTGGTATTATAAAAAATGTTGTTTCCTATTCTTCCCCCAATATATGGTCTTCTATTACTTTCAAGGATTAATAAATTAGTTTTAGGACACATTTTTTTTATATTATAGGCACTGTATAAACCTGCTATACCAGCTCCAATAATTATTATATCATAATGTTTAGTAGTCATTATAATATAAATATATAATATTTTTGGAATTTTGGACCATTATAACTTTATTTCCAAATTCCGAAAATATGTTAGTAATTCAAATTTGATGATAACTGAATGCAATGTAAATAATGATATTATTATAATTATTTAGTTAGTTTGTTAGTTAGTTTATTAGTTAGTTTGTTAGTTTATTTGTTAGTTAGTTTATTAGTTAGTAAGTTAGTTGTTAGGTAGTTTGTTAGTTAGTTTGTTAGTTTATTTATTAGTTAGTTTGTTAGTTAGTTTGTTAGTTTATTTATTAGTTAGTTTGTTAGTTAGTTTATTAGTTAGTTTGTTAGTTTATTTGTTAGTTAGATTATTAGTTTGTTAGTTAGTTTGTTAGTTAGTTAGTTTGTTAGTTAGTTTATTAGTTAGTTTGTTAGTTAGTTTATTAGTTAGTTTGTTAGTTAGTTTATTAGTTAGTTTGTTAGTTTTGAAAATTATAAAAAAATATAGCTTTTATTTGTTTTTTACAAATTATAAATAGATAAAATCTATTTAGTATAATCTATATATAAATTTAGACGAATTTGTATAATTAGAGCAAACTGTATAATAATTTTACTTATTATTTCTACGAGTTTTATTTTTATTTTTTGACTTATTTGTAAACTTGTTAGTTTTTCTAAATTGAATAGTAGGTTTTGTTTTACATTGAAATTGTCCACGAGTAAATCCTTTCTGATTAAATATAGTTTTAGTGCAAATGCCAATAGATTTGGATTCATTTATAGGATCAATTTTCTTAATACATTTACAAAGTTTTTCAGCCATAATTTTTTCAGCATGTTTTTTAATAAGTTTCTTAGATTTCGGAATGATTAAATTATAATATTTTAAAATACTAACATAATCTTTGTTAGTTAATTGTGTTGGCATTTATATAAAATATACGAATATTTTTATTTTATATAATTAAAATAAGAATATAATATATATATGATGACATGTAATTCCAAAATAATAGTATTTGATTTGGATGAAACATTGGGTTATTTTATGGAGTTAGGTATGTTTTGGGATGCGTTAAAAGCTTATATAAAACATAAACAAATAAAACAATCAATAGATCAAAAAATGTTTAACGAAGTTTTAGATTTGTATCCAGAATTTTTACGTCCAGGAATATTAAATATTCTAAATTATTTAAAAAGAAAAAAAGAAAAAAAATATTGTCACAAGTTGTTGATATATACTAACAACCAAGGTCCAAAAGAATGGGCAAATTATATAATGAAATATTTTGAGGAAAAGATAAATTATAAAATTTTTGATCAACTAATAGCAGCATTTAAGGTGCAAGGAAAAAGAGTAGAATTATGTAGGACAACACATATGAAAACACACGAGGATTTAATAAAATGTGCTAAATTACCAAAAGAAACTCAAATATGTTTTTTAGATGATGTATTTTATCCAGATATGAGTAATGAAAAAATATATTATATAAATGTAAAACCATATATTCATGATTTAGAGTTTAATGATATGATAAATCGTTTTGTGAATAGTAATATTTTGGGGTCGGGTCTTGACGACGCTACAATATGTAGGGAGTTTTTATTATCTTTTCTGAAAAGGTATAACTACATATATGTAGGTAAAACACCCAGGGCACAAAATTTGGACAAAATTGTTTCTAAAAAAATACTACAACACTTACATACATTTATTAATCTTCCAGATAAAACGAAAACCATTGACTCTCAAACTAACAAAACAAAACGAATTAAAATAATCAAAAATAAAACACTTAAAAAAAGATTTAATTAGAATTGAATTTAGATAAATTTACTAATTGTTTTATATGTGAAAAATAATTTTGTAGTATTTGATTTATGAATGAGGTTCCTAATAAAAATATTCCTGCATTAAATGCTATTTTACGATCTAAATTAGTAAATTTTACTCTTCTAAGAGGATTAAAACGAATTATTAAAAATAAGCTTATATATATCTTTACAAAATAATGAATATCTTCTAAATATTGAGGAGCATTAACTGATAATCCAAACGTTATTAATAAATATAATATCCATGTTATAATTATAATAAAATTAAATAAATTATTTTGAACATTATTAAGAACTTTACTATTTACCATTTAAAATAATATTATATTAAAAAAACTTATAATAATTTGAGGAATTTTTATTCCCTAAAAATTTTTTTATATTTTATTATTTTATATTTTTCCTAATACAAATACAATTCTTGGTTTATGTTAGTTATTTGAACTTAATAATTGTAAAAAAGTTTTGTAAAGCAAAAAAAAATAATTTATTTTAACTATATATAAATGGAATTACATAGCTATATTGACCAGCCTTCTTCAGAAAGACAACAAACTGTTTATTTAAGATCCTATAAAAGAAATATTCCATCACAACCTTTACAACCTTATTTAGATATTAGACCTGTAATGACAAAATATTCAATTTTACCTATTATAGATCCCCGAAAACCGGCTACAACACCTTTAATTCAACAACCAACTTATACACCTGAAAAAATTTATAATCCCGGAAATGACTCAGGACCTTGGGCTGGCTACGCATCTAATATTAATCAAGAATCCGAATTAAAAAATCAAATATTTGCTCACCAAAGTTGTTCTCAAGCAGCATATATTCCATCAAGTAAAAGTAGTCTTTATCAAGTAAATTGGAATAATAAATACAAGCAGGCACAGCCATTCCCTGGATTATTTCATAATGAACAATTCTGTCCAATTAACCCAAATCCTAATCCAGAAAAAATTGGTTTTTCATTGTTTAATAATGCTACAAGACAACAAACAAAAGATTTAACAAAATAAATTATCTAAAGAGATAATAATACGTTTATTTTGTTAAATTTAATTTTAAAAATATATATTATTATTATGTCAGATGATTTAGTAAATCAACTAACACTTAATTTTTTGATAAGTAAACATCAGCTTCATAAACTAAATAAAAAAGTAAAAGAAATTTCTAATGAGAGAAAACTAATTGAAACTAAAGAATATAGTAATAGAATTAAAATACTTTTCAATGATTTGTTAGTTTGTAATCCTCCAGAAGACCTATTATTTGAAGTTAAAACAGCATTTGAAACTTTTATTGATAAATCAATATACTATTTTAAAACACGTGATAACAGTGAAACTTTAGAAAAAGAAAGTAATAGAGAAATATTTGATGATATCGATTTTGAAAAAGAAGAAAGAGACATTGAAAATGGAAATTATAAAGAGTTGTCAAATGATTTAAAAGAAAATGAAGAAGATGAATTTGAAGAAGAATATGAGGAACAAGATGAGGAAGAAGAGCAAGGGGAAGATGGGGCTGAAGAGGAGGAAGAACAAAAAATAATCCCAAATACGGGACAAAAAATAATCCCAAATACGGGACAAAAAATAATCCCAAATACGGGACAAAAAATAATCCCAAATACGGGACCACATCCTGTTACATATAATGAAATTATTTCAACTAATAAATCAATTAATCATGAACCTATTGTTGTTAAGAGTAAATATAAAAAAATATCTAATTCAAGTGGTATAGATGATATTCAAAAATTACCATTTGATTGGTTTCAAAATGTTAGACAAAATTATATAAAAAATCAAATTATTCCAAGAAAAAAAGAACCTTCAATAATAGGATAGTTGTAATAGATTTGAAAAAGAAAATATAAACTTATTATATGAACAAAAAAACTAGAAAGAAATACAATAAAAAAATAAATTACCTACAAAAAATAAAGAAAATAAATAATAAAAATATTACACTTAAAAAACCATTTTTTAAGTTAAATTGTAGTCCTGGAAATAAAAATAAAGATTATACATGTTATTCTGATTCTGATCTTTATAAATTAAGAGATATTTGGAATGCTCGTCACCCCGATCGTCCAATTAAAACAAAAAACACTAAAAAAATATGGGAAAAACTAAAGGAATATTATAATTCTATTTGTAATAAAGAATCTTGTTGGGTGCGTCAAATGACTAAAAACACGAAACTTGAAAAAGAACTTTTAGATGCATTTGCACCTGAATCTCCACAAAATTGGAAGAAGAATCCCAATGAATGGTTATCAAGTCTTGATATTTTAAAGGTTATGAATCAATATGAAAAAAAATATAAATGTTTTGATTTTTTAGGACCATCTCCAATAGACTATGATACACCTAAATTATATGGTAAATGTGTTTGGGAAGAATTATGCCATTTTAATCTTTCTGAAAAAATAAAAAAAGGTTACTATAAAATTGGCGTAATATTCAACATTGACCCTCATTATAAAGGCGGAAGTCATTGGGTTTCATTATTTATTAATGTTAAACAAAAAACTATTTTTTATTTTGATAGCACCGGAGAACCAGTCCCTCCACAAATTAAAAAATTTATTAGTGAAGTAATAGCACAAGGTCAAAAATTACCAAAACCAATTAATTTTAAATTTGATCAAAATTATCCTGTTGAACATCAATATGGAAATACAGAATGTGGAATATACTCAATATTTTTTGTTACCCATATGCTTGAAGATAAAATTAATGGGGAATATCTTAAAACTCATATTTTAAAAGATAAATATATGGAAAATTTTAGAAAAATTTATTATAATGAAAATGGCGATGTATAAAATCAATAAGTAAAATATATACATAAAAATTCAATTATTATGTATATTAATGAGTAATTTACAACAATTTACTAACAAACAAAATATTAATATTTTATGGGATGTCCTTTTGGATGAACTTAATATAAATAAATCAAATAAAAATCTTGTTAATAATATCAAAACTGTTTTTGAAAGTAATATAAATCCTTTTTCTTCCAGAGTTAATCCAAAATCTAATATTATGGAATTAAATAAACAATTTTTATCCCAAGTAGTTATAGCTGTTAATAGATTATTCCCTAATCTTAAGCCAGAAACCAACATAAAAAGAATTACTATTTCTGAAGAAGAATTATCAGAACCTTATAAAATAGAAGATATTCAATCAAACAGACAAAATGAATTTGAAAAACAAGTTGAACGAAAACGTATTGAATTGGAAAACTACATGACACCTCAAAAACCACGGGAATTAGATTTTTCAGATAGAATCTCTGATGATAGAATAATAGAAATGGAGACTCTTATAGCAAATAAAATGAATCAAAGAAATCTGGAAATAGAACATTTTCAGAATGAACCTTACAATACTTCAAGTTTGGATCCAGAAAAATGGTTGAAACCAAAAGAAACATCAGTAAAAGTTGAAAAATCAGTTTTTACACAAAAACCTATTATTAAAAACAACCAAGATTTACAATTTAAACAATTATCAATAGATGGTAATAATAATTTTACATTATCAATTAATGAAATAGAACAAAAATCACAAAATTATATGAAAAAGGTAACTTGGGATGATTCTCATCCCAATGAGATTGGGATGAAACTGAATATTTTTAATAAACTAAAAAAACAACCAATAATTGAACAAAATTCCCAAACTATTCCAGATATTATCAATATAGAAGAAAAGGTTTATGAAGAGCAAAAATCAATGATATTACCTCAAGTAAAACAAGAAGAAATTATACGAAATAAAATTACATTACCAATATCTACTAATGAACCAATAATACCAAAAACTGAAATAATCAAACAATTAAATGATATGAATAAAAAGATAGATAATTTATATGAAATGAATAAAAAAATAGATAATCTATATGAAATAGTTTATAAACTAACAAATTTAATAGAAAAAAATAATAATTCAGAATTATAACCGCAAAAATAAATTTTATAATTATACTTTTTCTTTTACAATTTCAAAATCTCCTCTTGGGTTTTTTATAAGTTTTCCAATTAAAATTGGTCTTACACCTGGCACCTGTTTGGCTTGTATTACACTATCAAAATCATATACTTGTTTTGTATCCATTCTTAACATATAGCGCTTTCCGGTTGATTTTAGAGTAAAAGGTCTTGCTTCCCAATCAATTTTTTCAACATTTAATGCTGCAACTGTATCATTTTCATCTTGTGAATAATTTGGATTATAGGACCAATCATTTACTGTTGGTTGCCCAAATGATAAACAAACTAAACCTTCTTTTGTATTTGATTGAATATAGGTTGCACAATCAATAGATGATTCTTTTACTGCTTTTAATAATTGTGATGTCAATTGTTCTTTAATAGTAGATATTTCAAAAAGTTTTTGATCAGATGTTTGTGGAAGATAGGGTGGGTTTTTAGAAACATCTTTTAATTTTAATTCAATTGCAAAGTCACTATCTAACTGTTTTTCTGTATAGGTCATTATGTAAATAAATACTTCAACTGTTTGTAATTCTTTTGGTAGACTTTGATGAGAACAAATACGTCGAGCACGACCAATAACTTGTTCTACACGAACAGGATGCCAATATGGTTCCATAATATGAACATAACGAGTATTTCTTAAATTAATACCTTCTGAACCAGCAGAAGTAATCATAAGAATTTTTATAATTTCACCTAAATTATTATTACTACTTTTAGCTCTTAATTGAGTAGCAATATTATTAGGAATATAATCCCACATTCCATTATAAATATTTCTTATAATTTCTCTTTCCTCAGCATCTTCCGTTCCAGTATACAATGCAAAACATGGTTTTCCCATCTCTTCCTCACTCATATTTATTTCCCATCCATTTTCTCCAGTGCGTTTGATTTTAAATTCAGCGAAACCGTTTGCTTCTAATACTAAACAAAAAATACCAATTCCCTCCATTGATCTAAATTGACTATAAACTAAATGTAATCCAGGATGTTCTGGGTCTTCTATATTGTCTAACATTGCTAAAAATTTTGGACTATACGTTTTTAAACCTTCAGGACTTAAAAATTCACGAGAGTGTAATTGTAAATATTTCATTGCAGCCTTTATTGCCTCTCTATATTCTATATTTCCCATGGTTTCTAATATTTCATCACTTTCTAATTCATCTGCTTCTCTTAATATAGCATCTTCATCTTTATAATCTAATAACTGATTTGAAATATTATCATTATCTAAATTATCATCAACAAATTCCTCAGCTGAATTAACATTTTGATTAGTTCGCACACCTCCATAAAATTCATTATCTTTTTGATTATCGTTTTCTATTGAATGTTTCTCTTCTTTCTCATCATCATGAACTTCATCTTCATCATCATCTTCATCATCATCATCATCATCATCTTCATCTTCATCATCATCTTCATCATCATTTTCATCTTCATCTTCATCTTGAACATCCTTATCTTCTTTAACTACACTTAAATTATCATCTTCCCAATCTATCTCTTTATCTTCATTTTCATCTTCTTCATTAAATGAACCGCCTACAATATTTTTACCCATTTTACTTTTTTTCTTCTCCATTCGTTCCAATTCTCGTGCTAATTTAGCATCTTCTTTTTCCTTTTGTTTTATCATTTTAGCTTCTTCTTTTACTTTTTCTTTCTCTGCTTTCTTTAAAGTTTTGGCATCTTCTTTTTCCTTTTGTTTAGCAATCTTTGCTTCTTCTCTTTCTTTCTCCTTTGCTGCTTTTTCTAAAGCCTTAATCTCTTGTTTTTCTTTTTTTTTAAAAACATTTGGTTCTATTTCAGGTTTAATTTCTTCTACAACCAAAGCAACTTCCTCAGCTTTAGATTTTTTATTTTTCATATTAAATAGATATTCATAACCCATTTTGGTAAAAAATATTTGAATAGAATCACGATATCCCTTTTGTAAATATTCACGTAAATATTGATCTAATAAATATTTAATATTTTCATAATTGTTTTTATCATTCAAATTTTCTTCCGGAATAGATGATATGAATTCATCATATTTTACTTGAAAATCATTATCTATTGAATCTTTATCTTTGAAATAACTGTCTTTAATCCAAGCCATTAATTTTTCATTTTTCTTGACTTGAGCAAGTAGTCTATATTCAGTTGGATTTGGTCGTCCAGGTGGTTTGGGCATTACAAAATTACATGCTAAACGTGAAAATATACGATATGTTGAACTTGGTTCTTTAAATATTCCATCTGGGTCAATTGTAGCTGAAGTTTTTTTATTAGGTTTTTCACTTGTTCTCTCTTCATGACGATAATCTTCATAAACTTTAAATTGATAGTCACTCATTGGTATATAGACTTCATGTTTATCAAAATTACGATCATAAGATGGTAATAATTCTTCTTGAGCTGATCTAAAATACGAAGTTAATCCAATAATTCTTCGTTTAAATTTTTCAACATTAAATAAATTTCCAGTATCTTTATTGATAAAAATGTTAACAAATTCATCTAATGTATCTGGTAAAGCTGTATTTACATTATAAGTTGTTCCATTGGCAATTGCAGTTATATCATTTCTCTTTAAGATTTTTACAATACGTTGGATAAAATCTGAATCGGATATTTGACCTCTTTCTTCATATAATATATTTCCTTTGGAATCAACTTCAATTTCTCCTTTTTCATTACGTTTTTCTTTTTTTTCATTAGTAACACCTTTATATCCAGATGAAGATGTAATTTTATTTTCAAATCCATAGGGATTACGAGTAACTGTTAAAGTTTTTGAACTTGGAATATAATCAATATAATCTAAAACTTTTTCTCTAGCAAAAATATCTTGTAAGGTTTCCTTTGATAACTTTTTATTGGTTTCTGTGCTAAGAGTAAAATTCCATGTTTTAATGTAACCTCGTAAAATATTAAATAAAATTGCAATTTCATTGGGATAATTGATAATTGGAGTTCCTGTTAATAAAACAATACGACAATTGTCCGCATTCAGTAAGAACTCGTATAACAATAAAGCTAATGATTGAGGTAATAGAGCACCTGGTCCCCGTTTTTTATCATTATATTTTGCTATTTTATTAATTTTATTTACTATTCTACTAATTAAATTATGAGCTTCATCAATAATGACAACTGAATTATCAAAAATATTATCTTCCAGATTGTTTGTTAGTTGTTTGAACCTACTTCTTCTTAAACCATTATAATTTATAAATGTATATTTATTATTGATCATTTCATCTAATTGATCATTTAATATTTTTTTATCAGAGGCGGATAATTCTGTATAGTTTGATGGTTTTGTAATATTTACTAACCAAGCACCATGATGTCTTCTAATATATTCACGAGGTAAACCTAATACCATTGATAATGTATCAATATACTCTGGATGTGTATCGATTGAAATCCATTCCCAATATTGATTTTTTCTATATAATAAATCACCACATTTCTTTATTTCTTCTATATAATTTCTTCTCAATGAGGCAGGAGTCATGATTATTATTTTTTTTGAACTCTTCATTCCTTCTGCAATTGCAATTGAACTACAAGTTTTCCCTGATCCTAATCCATGATATAATAACAATCCTCTATACGGAGAATATAAATTAATATAATCTCTAACAATTTTTTGGTGGGTTAAAAGTAAAGTTTCTCCAGTTTCTTTTCCCATATCACCACAACTAATTCCTTTTGTCTCATCTAATAATTCTTCTTTATAAGGTTCAAATAACCCATTGATGAAATTAACAAATATTTCTCTATTATTCATGAAATAACTGGAAACCTTTACATTAAATATTGGAACTGGAGGTAATCTTTTAGCCAAAGAAGTATCACCAATTTCTAACAAAGAAGCGGGTCCTATTTCAATAACCCCTCTTTTTATTTTTTTAATAGATCTTATTCTAGGTTGAGTTCTTACTTCTATTTCTTTATCAATAATAGGTGCCTCAATAGTAACTTCTTTAACATCTTTTTCTTCAAAAACTTTTTCGGGTAAAATTTCTTCTAGACGTGGGCCTCCTTTAGGTAATTCTTCACCAACTTTTTCTGGTTCTTCTTCAAGAATAATAGTCTCTTCTTTTAATTTCTTTAGTTTTTTCTTTTTTTCTGGTTCAATAACAGGGGCTTTTGAATAAAAAGGTGCTTTTTCTTCTTCAGGTATTTTTCTAATAACAGCGGTTAATTTTTTTTGTTTAATTCTTTCTAAAATATCCAAGGCTCTTTTTCCTTCATCTTTTTCAATAGTAATTAATGGTTTATTAGGAATCTTTATTTCTTCTTGAATCAAATTTATTTGAGGAGCAATAATTACTTTTACTCCTTCATTGGGGTGAACTTCAGGTTTACGTTTCAATCTTTCTTTTAAAGCTTCAAAATGAATCATTACTTATATATTTTCAATATATAAATTTTTATTATTTTATGTATTGAAATAATATTCTAGAAATAGAAATTTTTTAAAATTTAATTTAATGTTTATGTTCATAGATAAGATTATCTTAGGAATAAATTTCATTCGTAATATTTAAAAATGTAAGTGCCTCATTACAAGCAATTTGTTCCGCCTTTCGTTTAATTTTATGTTGTCCTTCCCCAAGAAATAAAAATATTTTTCCATCATGAATTGTAACATAATCTTGAACAGCTTTAAAACTATTTAGAGTATTAATATGAATAGCATCTTCAATATTAACACTGTGAATGGGTTGACCAAGACACAAATAAACTCCCATTTTATAACCTAATTCGGGGTCATGTATAATTTGTAAATAATGTGGAGTAACTTTAAATTCTTTTTGAATTTTAACCTGAAGAATATTTTTATAATTGTCATCATTTTTAATTAATGCAATCCAATCTATATGTTTTTCAAATACAGTTTCAATAAATTTTTGCGCCATTTGAAACCCTGGTCCAGTTATGAACATATTTTGGAACCATCCTTCATCATCATTTACAATAATTTTATTAAAATCTAAAAATAATGCTCCAATAAAAGATTCAAATAAACAACCCAATTTTTTCAAATTGGTTCTTGTTTTTTTTTCCTCAGCATTACGAGATAAAATTAACCATCTATGGAGTCCCATTTCTAAAGCTATTTTGCCAATAGCTTCATTTTTAACAATAGCAATTTTTTTCTCTGTCATAAAACCCTCGTTTGCCTTTGGAAACCTACGATATAATACATATTTGGTTACGCACTCTAAAATTCCATCACCAAGAAATTCTAAACGTTCATTTGATTTAGTTCTTAAAGGTAAACAATCAGAAGGTTTTTCAACAATCTTAATATTTTGTTGTAAATTTTCAAATTCTGGACGCTTTGTATAAGACCTATGAATAAATGCTCTTTTATATAATTCCATATTAAAAACTTTAGGTGGAATATTATACTTAGTAAGAATAGATTGAACGTCGCTCAATTTAATCTCATTATTTAGAGGGTTATATGGGTTAAAAATTAAACCTTCTTCCGTCTTTATTATATCTTCGTCTCTAATAGATAATTCAGTCATGTTTTAAATAAATAATTAAATTAGTTTTAAGTCATTTATAAATTATATTTACAAATAATAAAAAAAAACCATGAATGAGTCTTTTTTTATCTAAATAAAAAATTCCTTTTATGCTTCAAAATATAATACAAAATTATTATATAATTTAGGTAATTTTGTTGGAAGTGGTGTAAAAAATGAATTTTTTTATATATAAATATAATAATTATGTATCATAAAATAAATTCATTTAATACCAATGACAAAAAAACTGATACTGAAAATGGTTTATTTCAAAAGGATAATTTATTTTCAGAACATTTATTTAAAAGTAAAAATCGTTTAGATTTGGTTGAAATGTGTTTATCCGGAAATGATATGATTGATAATAAATTACATGTAGTGATAGTAATAAGTAATCCATGTAATTTTAGGAGACGTCGTGAATTAGCCCAACAATTTATAAGTAGACTTGAAAATACCTCAAATATAGAATTATATATATGTGAATTAATATATGGAAATGAAGAACCACTTAATTTAACTCAAAAGAGAGACAATCATTTGGTTCTTTATACGAAATATCCTTTATGGCATAAAGAAAATTTGGTAAATATAGCTGTTAAAAAACTTTTACCAAAAGATTGGAAGGCTTTATCTTGGATTGATGCTGATGTAGAATTTTTAAATTCAAATTGGGCTTCTCAAACTCTTAAAGTTCTTTCTTATTTTGATATAATTCAGCCTTTTGTTCATTGTCAAGATTTGGATAAGGATGAAACCATAATGAATACTTGGACTTCATTTTGTTACCAATATTGTCGTGGTTTACAATATAATTTTAATAACAAAAATTCAAATTATTGGCATCCTGGTTATGCATGGGCGTGTACAAGAGATTTTTGGGAAAAAATGGGAGGTATTTATGAAAAATCGATTATAGGAAGTGGAGATTATATTTTAGCAATGACTTTATTACATAAAATAGTTGGATTTAATGGATTACCAGATGCTCTTTTAGACATAAAGAGGCATTATTTAGATATATTATGGAAAGATATAAAAGTTGGATATGTTCCCTGTACTTTAGTCCATTATTATCATGGTTCAAAAAGTAAAAGACAATATGTAGAAAGAAATGATATTCTAAAATTGAATAATTTTGATCCTCAAAAACATTTATCTTATGACACGAATGGAGTTTTGATTCCTACCATAGAAATGCCAAAAAAAATTCTTGAACAAATTAATCAATATTTTCTTAGTAGAGATGATGATGAAATTTATAAAAGTTAAAAAATATATTTACGGTCGGGGTATTGAAAAAATGGAATCAATAAGTTTATTATTATATATATATGAAATTAGAAAATATGTTTATTTGTATGAATATTTTACACCATTGAAGATTTAGAGAAATTAAATAATTTACACCTTTTAACATTTCAAACGCCCATAACAATTGCGTTACAAATTTAGAATGGTGTAGTATAAAAGAAAATAATCAACATAAATATAAGCCGTAAAAATTACGCCTTTTTCATCTTATAAAAAAAACTAATTAAGGAATAAAGTTCCAAAGAAAAAGAAATAGTAATTCAAACAATTAAAAAAGTTCAATAAAATAAACAAAAATAGATGGAAGTTTTACTGGAAATATTTAGATTAATTGATTTTTTAAAATTTTTTATATTTTGTTAGTGTATAAAGATGGTCTATATGTCTGGTTCACGCGCTGCACGCAATCAAGCTTCTATTGTAAACAGAACAAACGTTTGTGGTGGCCCTAAAAAGGGCGGACTTGCCCCCACTGTTGGTTGGTTTCTTGACTCCAATCCTAACTTAATTGGTGGCACTAATACCCAATTTGGATTAGTTTGCATCCCTAATAGAACTATCCAAACTCAAACTTATGGATACAGAGCTACTATTGGTGGAAATATGGGTTAAGCATAACATATTTATTATTTTTAGTAATATATATATATTAATAAAAATAATTTAATAATAAGTTTATTTATTTAATAAAATGATAATCAAAATTGATACCAGAGAACAGGAATTGTTTAATAAATGTCAATCAACTGTTGATGCAGTTCCAAAATATACAAATATTAAATTACTTTTTCAAACATTACCTCTAGGAGATATTATTATTAATGATGGAACCAATGATTGTATTATTATTGAAAGAAAAACTTTATCGGATTTAGCCGCAAGTATTAAAGATGGACGTTATGAAGAACAATCTTATCGCTTAAATGGATTACCACATCATAATCATAATATTATCTATCTAATTGAGGGAGATATAAATCGTTTTAATACATTTAAAGAACGTATTGATAAACAAACCTTATATTCTGCCATGTTCTCTATTAATTATTTTAAGGGATTTTCAGTTATGCGCTCAAATAATATAGAGGAAACTGCAATGATTGCTTGTAATATGACTTATAAACTTGTTGGGGGATTAAAGGCAGGCAAATTAGGTTTTTATTCAAATAATTCTTTAATAAAACAAAATGAATTTACATCAGGCGACCAAAATAATAAAGAAGATGATAAAGAACCTACCGAAAAAGATTACTGTTCAGTTATAAAAAAAGTTAAAAAGGATAATATTACTACTGAAAATATTGGCGAAATCATGTTATGTCAAATTCCTGGTCTTAGTTCAGCTTCGGCTTTAGCTATTTTAGCACAATTTAAAACTTTACCAAATTTAATTAAATCAATTCAAGAAGATGAAAATTGTTTAAATAATATTTGCACAACTGATTCTAAAGGTAAAAGCAGAAAAATTAGTAAAACCGCCATTGCAACTATTATCAAGTTTTTAAAGGTTTAGATAATTTTTGTTTTTTTTAATCCACTTTTTTAAAAGTAAATATATATATGAAACAAGAAGAATTTTTTAAGATTATTGGAATTATTATAGTTTGTTTTTTTATCATTTATATGTCAATGAAGATGGTCCAACTACAAACAAATGTTATTGAAGGTTTAACAAATCCAGATTCTTCAATGACTCACCCATCTTCAGGGGAAGGAGGAACAGCCACATCCTATGCTGCAGGTATTAAGGCACAAGTTATTAAACTTCAAGATGAACTATTAATTTCAAAATACAGAAAGGATTATGAATCAGTTCTTATTAATTTAGATGATTATATAGGATATTTAATGATAAAACAAGCATTAAATTTAAATATTGATGGAGATATGAAATCTATAATAGAATCTTTAAACAATTTAAATAGTTTAAAAAACACAAAAGATTCATTAAATATTACAATGTCTTTCTTAGATAAACAATAAAACTAATAATTTTGTTAGTTATTTTTTCAAATATAACTAACAAAACTAACAAAATTATGGAACGTAAATATTTACTTCATTTCCTTTATAATAACCAGCATCTGTTAAAGCTTGTGTATATTCTGCACCACCCCAATTAGGATCCATTGCATTATCACTATACAACATATTATAATTTGAATTTTTAATTTGATCTAAAGGAGTTAGGGAACCTATGTAATAACTTGATTGGTCAAATGCTGGGTATCCGCCTTTATTATATGGGGCGTCTGATTGAGTAGCATCAACTAAAGGTGTAAATTTTAATGGTAATGGGACAGGAGTTGTTGGGGGCAATCCTCCTTCTAATTCAGTAACACTTGGTCTAATTTTGTAAACACGATTTCCCTGAGCATCATATGTGTTTTGCACATATAGAACTGGACAACGAATTCCAGCTCCTCGTTGCCATTCTAAGAATTGAGTATACTCTTCTAAATTATTGAATTCAATTGGATTTACTCCTGGAACTTGAGCAAGATTGGAATTATATAAATAAAATTTGGTTCCTTTTTGTATTAAAAGATTAGGGCAACGCATTTCTCCATTTAAAGTGGTTAATCCTTCAAACATTTTAGGATTACTATTATATCGTATATAGAAATATAAACCACCTAAAAATATAATTAACATAAATAAAATCTTTGGTATTAAATATGACATTATATATTATACCTATACTTTTAAAAACTAACAAAATCTAAAATTATTTAATATATAAAATTTCTAAAAAATATATGTATAATATATAATGCTTATTTTACATATTAATTCTGAACAAGATGTTAGTAAAATAGATCAAATAATTAAACAAGGTAAAGATGTATTTATTCTTGTTTATATGGAAGGTTGTGGACCATGTAATGCTACTCGACCTGAATGGGATAAGATAGGTTCGGCATTAAGGGAACAATATTCAAAAAATGATAATCTTGTTGTAATTGATGTAAATAGTAATTTTTTATCAAAAATTAAGCATATTGGTAAGGTAGATGGATTTCCAACTATGAAATATATTGGAAATTATGGAAAAATTGAAGAATCATATGAAAATAGTTCTATTAAAAAAAAGGATAGGAGTGTTAGTTCATTCATCAATTGGATTGAATCAAAAATAAATAAAATGATTTCAACTACTCCAACAAGTTCAGTAAAACAGGTTTATAATAGAATCTCAACTACAAAAAAACATCACAAAAAAACAAGTCATTCTAAAAATATTTATCGGGGAGGAAAATGGACAAGAAAATACAAATTAAGCATAAACTGTAAAAAACCAAAAGGATTTTCCCAAAGACAATATTGTAAGTATGGGAGAAATAAGCACTAACAATAACTAACAAGTAAAGTTATCTTTTGAATATCCAATTACAGCACAGGCTATTCTTTTTCCGGCATTTCCAGTTTTTAAACTTTCAGCATTTCCTCCTTGACCACAATCATCTTGATCCTCATGAATAATTAATCCACGACCAATAATATTAGCTTTTGTTCCCCTTAATTTTATACAATCATCATAAAATGAATATTTAGCTTCACCTTTATTGTTAGTTTCTAAATTTCCAAGATCTCCAACATGTCTATCTTTCATACCTGGGCATCCATGAGTCATATTATATGGATTAAAATGAGAACACATACTTGTACATTTATCACTTAAATCTCCTGCTTCATGTACGTGAAATCCATGCAAAGAATTAGGTTTTAAACCAGTAATTAAAACATCAATTTTGACTTTATTTCCAATTTCAGTAAATTTAACAGTTCCTTTTATATTGTCTGTAAAAACCGCAATAGCTTTAATACTTTTAGTTGGCATAATATAATATATAAAGAATAATAATAATAATAATAATAGTAGAACGAATAATTGTAATAAAATATATAATTGGTCTTTTTTCATTATATATTTACAATATAAATTTTAATTTATAACGTTCATTTTCTGATAATTTTGTCCGTTGTCCTAAAAACTCAAAATATTTTTTAGCTAAATTATATTGTTGAGGTTTTTTATTTTTTAGAACTTGTAATCTAACTTTCATTATCATACCGACCTGCCAAATTCGTTTATGTGTATATTTTTTACATTTATATAATCTTTCTAATTTATTTATTGTATTCTTGACATCATTAAGAGTCGTATATTTAATTGAAATTGTATCATTGGGATTTTTATCAATATAAACATCAAATGATTTTTTAGGATTATTTGGATTATAGAAAAATTGTTTTTTTGTTTTATTTTTTGTTAGTTTATTCCTATAAAGCTTATGGGTTTTCATTATATTAGAATGATATTAAAATTCAGATTCGTCAATAATTTTAGGTTTTAATATTTTATCAAAATAATTTCTATGTAATTTAGCATCACTGTATCCATTATCAAATAATTGAACAATATTATTTTTGGATATAGAAAAAAAATCAGAAAATTTTATTAAATTTCTTTTACTTTGTTTTAAAAAATTAGATTGATTTTCCTTTTTTAGGTTATCCCACATTGAAAATGAAATATGTAATAATGATTCTTTATTTAAATAAGGATAGGTGCTAAAACCTCCATCCAATGAAAACATATTTTTATATCTGTTAGTAAATCCTCCAGTTATTAAAGGAATATGAGAACTTGCCATACAGCAATTAATAGCATCTTCTAAATCAGAAAAATTAGAATAAATATTAATATTTGGTGTAAATTTATTAAAAGTGGTAACGCCTATGAATAATTTTTTTAAATCAAAATCGTCATTTTTATATGAGGATAATAATTTATATTTAATAGAATATTGTAAATCTGAAATAGATTTAGATTTTATTATATTAATATCCAATAAATTATAAACAAATTCTAATGGCGCCCCTTTATAACACATAAATAGACTATTCCATGCACCAGCGGATGCCCCTGAAAAAATTAGGTCTTCAGTTTCGTAATTTTCTTTTATAAAGGTTAAAACTCCAAGTATATAAAATCCTTTATATCCTCCAGGAGATATAGTTATTAATTTTTTATCTAAATAATATTTGTTAGTATCAGTGTTTAAAAATAAATTTAAATTATTTTCTTTATTTATTGATGAAATGAAAGATTGATTACTATTAGAATTATTATTGAGATGACTATTTATTAATTTAGATTTATATGTGGTTTTATTTATTTTAAAACAAAATAAAGTCCTCATCAGTATGAAAATTTGATAAAATTTATTTATCATCTAATTAATATAATAATTATAATTTTTTTAAATTATAAATATAAAAATTATTTTGTAATATGTTTTTCCTTACAAAATTTTGAAATAATTAAATAAATTTTGTAAAGAAAATGTATTCCTATTGTTTGGAAAAAATGATTAAATTTTTGTTAGTTAAGCTAATTCTAAAATTCAAAAATGTTTATATAATTGGAATATTATAAGAAATTGTATATAAAAAATTCTAAAAAATTGAATTAAAAATAAAGTAGTAATCAAATTATAAACACAATCATGGAACACGTATTCAAATTATTTGAGTTTAATGTATATAATAACAAAAATATAGATCGAGATTCTGAGGAAGAGGAGGATATTCTTCCAAAGAAAGATAATTCACGATTTATAATACAAATGTTTGGAATGAATGAAGAAGGAAAAAGAGCCTCTATTATTGTAGAGGATTATCAACCATTCTTCTATCTAAAAGTTGAAAATAATTGGGGGCAAACGAAAAAATCAGCATTCTTTGAACATTTAAAAACAAAGGTAGGAAAATATTATGAAGATAGTATAATAGAATGTAAATTAATTGAGCGAAAAAAATTATATGGTTTTGATGCTGGAAAGAAGCATAGATTTATTGAAGTAAAATTTGCAAATATTAACATATATAATAAAGTTAAAAATTTGTGGTATCAGGATGGGACAAATGAAGATGGAGAAATGGAGAGAAGATTATTAAAAAATGGTTATAAATTTATTTATAATAATGAGCAAACATTTATTGAATTATATGAAGCAAATATACCTCCATTATTACGATTCTTTCATATTCGTGAACTTAGTCCATCAGGTTGGATAGCACTTCCATTGAAAAAAACAACAACAGTATTTACAAAAACAACTACATGTGATTTTGAATTTGTGATTAGTTATAAAAATATAATTCCATTGAACAATAAAGAAGACAGAGTTCCATATAAAATAATGAGTTTTGATATTGAGGCATCAAGTAGTCATGGTGATTTTCCAGTTCCAATAAAATCATATAAAAAATTAGCAACTAATATAGTAGATTATTTTGTAAAGTGTCAAGATGTAAATAAGACCGAATGTAAAAAAATATTATTTGAAATTTTAAGTGCTGCGTTTGGATTTAGTAAAATGGATAATATAGATTTGGTATACCCAAAGGAACCATTAAAAGATAAAAAAGATTTGGAAAAAAGAACCGAAAATTGGTTTAGGACAAAAGTAAGAGATCGTAACAATGAAGATAATGAAGAACATTTGATTGAGATGTTATTTGAAAATGCCAATAAATCAATACAAGTAAAAGAAAAAGAGGAGGAAAAAGGTGAAGATAATGAATCAGATGATGAATCAGAAACAAATGAGTATAATGGAAATGAAATATTTGAAGAAGATAAATCATATAAAAAATCTTTAGTTTTAAATAAATTTAGTAATAAATATAAAAACGAAGATTCAACAATAGTAGATATAATATGTGATAAAAAATTTGAAAGAGAAGGAAAGATAAATGAATTAATAAGTTCATTAAGAAATCATTTTCCAGCATTAGAAGGTGATAAAGTAACGTTTATAGGTTCAACATTTATGAACTATGGAGAAAAAGATCCATATTTAAATCATTGTATAGTATTAAATTCATGTGATAAAATGTCAATAGGAAATTCAAAAATAGAAACATATAATTCAGAAAAAGAAGTATTACAGGCATGGACAAGATTAGTTCAAAATGAAAATCCAGATATAATAATAGGTTATAATATATTTAGTTTTGATTATGAATTCATGTTTAGACGTGCTCAAGAATTATACTGTGTAGAGGATTTCTTAAAATTATCACGTAATAATGATGAATTATGTGGCACAATTGATTATAAAAATAAAGGAAAAATAGATATTGATAGAAGTTCAACAACATTGGCATCAGGAACATATGAATTAGCAATAATTAAGATGAATGGTCGTTTACAAGTTGATATGTTGAATTGGTTCCGTAGAACAGAAAATTTGACGTCATATAAGCTTGATTATGTAGGTAGCCATTTTATTGGAGATGATGTAAAGTCTGTCCTACATAGATGTAGAGAGGAAACTGACGGAGCTGAAGTTACACGAATTATGACGAATAATATGACTGGATTACAAGAGGAAAGCTATATTCATTTTGAAGAAATTAATCATAGCAGCGATTATTACAAAGATGGACTCAAATTCAAAGTTACCAAGATATGTAAAGACGAAGGATGGTTTGAAATATTGGGAAAAGAAAATCCTTATGCTAAAAAAGTAAAATGGGGCTTGGCTAAGGATGATGTCACTCCTAAAGATATATTCAGAATGACTAATGAAGGACCAGCATCTAGAGCTATTATCGCTAAATACTGTATTCAAGATTGTAATCTTGTTCATTATTTATTTAATAAAGTAGACGTTGTAACTGACCTTGTTGAGATGGCAAAATTATGTAGTGTTCCAATGAGTTTCTTAATATTCAGAGGTCAAGGTATTAAACTAACAAGTTATGTTGCTAAAAAATGTAGAGAAAAAGGAGTTTTAATACCTGTTATTAACAAAGGATCCAAAAATGATGGTTATGAAGGAGCTATTGTTTTACCTCCTAAATGTGGACTATACTTAGAAGACCCCGTTTGTGTTGGCGATTTTGCGTCTTTATATCCAAGTTCTATGTTATCAGAAAATTTGTGTCCCAGTAGTAAAGTTTGGACTAAGATTTACGATTTAGCAGGAAATCTTATTATTGAAACTGGTGAAAAAGATAATGACGGAAATTATATTTATGATAATTTACCCGGAATTGAATATGTTGATGTTCGGTTTGATACATATCGTTATATAAGAAAAACTCCTAAAGCGGCTGCTGAAAAAGTCAAATCTGGTTATAAAGAATGTAGATTTTCACAATCTATTATAAAAGATGGCGTGGAAGAAAAAGCAATTATGCCATCCATTCTTCAAGAATTATTAAAAGCAAGAAAGGATACCAGAAAACTTATTCCTCAAACTTCTGATGAATTTATGAAGAATGTTTTAGACAAAAGACAATTAGCTTATAAAGTTACTGCTAATTCATTATATGGTCAATTAGGCGCCAAAACCAGCACATTTTATGAACCAGATATTGCTGCATCTACAACAGCAACTGGGCGTTTACTTCTTACATTTGCAAAAAGAGTTGTTGAGGAATGTTATGCCAATGCAAATATTGATACCAAATATGGTTTAGTAAATACAAAAGCTGAATATATATATGGAGATAGCGTTGCTAATTATACTCCTGTTTATATAAAAGCACAAAATCAAATGGACGTTTTAACCGTTGAACAATTAGCAGAAAAGTATGGAAATAATAATTGGATTAAATGTATTGAACCGGGAAAACAAGATAAAGAATTTTGTGAATTAAATAATGTTAAAACTTGGACAGAAAAAGGATGGACTAATTTATTTAGAGTAATACGACATAAATTGGCTGATCATAAAAAAATGATAAGAGTTGAAACTTATACAGGATGCGTAGATGTAACAGATGACCATTCTCTTGTTAAAAGTGATGGAACTGAAATTTCTCCCAAAGAAATTCAAATTGGAATAGAATTATTACACAGAGATATTGAATTATTTGAAACTAATAAAAATTATTTTATTTCAGAAGAGGAAGCACAAATAATGGGTTTCTTCTTTAATGATGGATATTGTGAAAAATATATTTATAAGTCAGGAAAAAAATATAGTTGGACTTTAAAAAATGAATCTCTAATTTTGCTAAATAAATATTTGGAATTGTGTAACAATATTTATCCAGAATTGGATTGGTATATTATAAAATCTAATGATAATTCTGGAGTCTATAAATTAAGTCATTCATCAAATGAAGAATTTTCAAAAATTGATACATTAGTTAAAAAATATAAAACACAAATGTATTCTAAAAAATGTAAAATTATTCCTATTCAAATATTACAATCCAGTGAAAATATTAGAAAAGCTTTTTGGAAAGGAATGATTGATACTCAAATAAATAAAGGTAAAAATAATTACATTTGTTTTGAACAAGAGAATCAATTAAGTGCTTCATTAATATATTTGTTAGCCCAAACCCTTGGATATTTAGCAATTATTAATACAAAAAATGATAACAAAAATATTTATACAATAAAAGTAACAAATGAAAAACAAATAAAAAATACTAATTCTATTACAAAAATAAAAGATATACAATATTCTGGTTACGTTTATGATTTAACTACAGAAAATCATCATTTTGCTGCAGGAATTGGAAATATGATTGTTCATAATACTGATTCTGTATTTTTCAAATTTAATCTAACTGATAAAGAAACCGGAGAAAAAATAGTAGGTGATAAAGCATTAGAATTATCAATAGAAATTGCACAAGAGGCTTGTCATAATGTATCCAAGGTATTAAAACAACCACATGATTTTGAATATGAAAAAACTTTTATGCCATTTTGTTTGTTATCAAAGAAACGTTATGTGTCAATAAAATATGAATTAGACCCAACTAAAGGAAAAAGAAATGAAATGGGAATTGTATTAAAAAGACGAGATAATGCTCCAATTGTTAAAGATATATATGGAGGAGTTATTGATATTTTGATGAAGGAAAAAAATATACAAAAGGCAATAGATTATGTTAACAAATGTTTACAAGAATTAATAGATGGAAATGTACCAATAGAAAAATTAATTATTACAAAATCATTACGTTCATTTTATAAAAATCCACAAGGAGTAGCACATAAAGTTTTAGCTGATAGAATTAGTCAAAGAGAACCTGGAAATAAGCCAACTTCAGGAGATAGAATTCCCTTTGTATATATAATTACTAAGGAGTTATCAAAAGGTAAAAAAGTTTTACAAGGTGATAGAATAGAAACACCATCATTCATTAAAGAAAATAATCTACAAATTGATTATTCATTCTATATAACAAATCAAATTATGAAGCCATTGTTACAATTATTTGGTTTGGTATTAAAAGATATATGGTTATCCCAAAAACCTCCAAGGCGTGCAAAGGTTACAAAATTACAAGAAACAATTGATAAAATTAGAGAGGAAATAACAGACGAAAAGAAATGTGATAAAAAAATAAGTCAAATTAAAGATAAAGAAGTAGAAGAATTAATATTTGCGAAATATTTAAGAGACACAAATAATACAAAAAATAGAAACCAAAGTGTAACAAAATTCTTTACAGTTAGAGCAAATAATGAGTAATTTTTATTTTTTATTTGTTAGTTTTGATGTTTAGAAAATCAATAAATATACCAACTTATCATTTTACACCTTTTACACCTTTTATAAGAAATATGGCTATTAAATTTCAAAGTTTTCACATTGTAAAATCTTAAAAAGGAGACAAGATTTTACTACAAAAGATTAAAAATCAGTATGTTCCCAATAAATTGTTTTAGATAATATTCTTTTTATTTTCACTAATATATTTTAACATAGCTTCATGATCCTTAATAGAAGCACCCGATTGATAATTACACAATTTTTCACCTCCGTTTTTATTAAACGTCACCCACTCCAAACCATTATTGTCTATTTTATCACACAAACAAATTGCTTTTGACGGATTATTTGGATCTACAGAGCAAATTTTATTCATACAATTCATATTCACTTCTTGAGGAGGACATTTTTGTAAATGATAATCTATGGAATTAGGACTAAAATCAGAAAAAATTACTTCTTGTCCAAATTTAGTCGTATAGGGTTTTATATTTTCACAATTATTATTACCAACACTGTAATTTATTCCAGACTTTACATCACACATACAATAAGCTTTTGAATCATCATATGGGTTAGGAATACATTTTGCTGCTGGACACCAACCATATTTCATATTACATTTAATAATTTTACTACTATTATTATTTTTCTTTAACATATATGACACAATAAAAATACCAATTAAAATAAAAATTAATACTAAAATTAAAAACATAAAGTTTAATTTTTTTAATTTCATTCTTTATTTATATATTTATAAAATATAAAAAAACGAATTCTTATATATTGAAAATAAAGGAAACTAACAAGGAAATATAATAGATATTATTAGATCATTTTTATACGAAATCATTTTTACACCTTTTCCTTAATATTATAATTTAAAATCAACTAAATACAAAGTATTTGAATTATTATTACACCTTTGCACGTTGCTTACTATTTGTCAGAAAGGATTTGAAAGATAAAAAATGGGGGTCGAGAGTTCCCGTTTTACAAGAACAAGAGTTTCATACCATAGAAGATTTATCTTTAGAACAATTAGATAGTTTGAAAGATAGGAATATAGTGGGTTGCGACCATGGTAAGCGTTCATTAGTTTATATGATGGATAAAAATGGAAACAAACTACAATACACATCCCCACAAAGAAAACGAGAAAGTAAAGCAAAAACCAACCAACGAATTTTATTAGAGGAAAGAAAACGCAATGGAATTATTGAGAAAGAAACACAATTATCGTTTCAAAATAGCAAATCGGTTGATTATGAAAAATTCAAATTGTATCTGGTTGAGAAGGATAAATTGAATAAGGAAACCACTGAATTTTATAAACGAGAAGTATGGCGTAAAATGAAGTTTAGACAATACTCTTATGGGAAGAAAAGTATAGATAAATTCTTGAATAAAATCAAGGAAACTTTTGGAGAAAATACCTGATTGGTTATGGAAATTGGAGTAGAAGCACACAAATGAAACATTTTATACCTACGATGAACAAAGGATTAAGAAAACTAATCCATAGAAAATATGATACCATAACCATCAATGAATGTAATACAAGAAAGAAATGTTGTGAAATTAATAACGATTTAGCCTATTACAAAAATAACAAAGGAAATAACCAATTCCGTCTTTTAGTATGTTCTAACTGCGTGAGACAAGAAGTCAAACAAACCGTATTTAGAACCCATGATGCGAATTCAGCAATAAACATAATGAAATTAACACAATCTTGGATAGAAAGCCAAGAAAGACCCTTATGTTTTCAAATTTCGTCTTTCACTTCTTCAAATAAACAAAAGGAAGAAGAAAAAGTAAGACCATCGTAGGTGAAATTCCTACTATTGATTTTACACTTTTTATTTTTTTAGCGTCTATAATGGGCGTTTTAAATGTGTAAAGGTGTAAATTAAATTTAATATTAATATTAATATTTTTAATAATTTTTTAGTATCCATGTTTATGTAAATAATGAAAATACAGATTTATTCTTATTAGTTTTCATTAACATTTCAGTGAGATACATTACTTGCTTTTCTAAACGCATTACATGGGCCTTTATATTTTCATCCTCATCAAATTCTTCTTGTTCCCCCGCTTCATAATTATCTTCGTGTCCCTTTTCTGGGACATAATTTTGGCACATTTTTACAAATTCACCTGCTTCCTGATTATTCTCATAATTGGAATAAAAATGAGTTGGCATAGGATCATTTAAATCATGAAAATTACTATATAACACATTAAAATCTGCTAAACCTTCTTGAACCAATTTAAACATTATAGCATTAGGACTGCGCTTATGTCTACAAGCAATTTCAGAAATTGGTAGATTCAATAATTCAAATTCTCTTTGTAGTTGAAGACATTCATTTATAGTCCAACGATTGCCATTTCTACTTTTACTTCTAATTTGTGTCATCTTATTATATTATTTATACTTAAATCGTCTTTATATTGTTTTAACGATTATTATTGTTATTGTTGTTATTGTTGTTGTTATTAAGATTACTATTAGGTGTAATAAAAGTCTCGTAAAATAAAAGATTATTTGATGGGTCAATCAAAAATCTATCATTATTATTATTATTATTATTATTTTGACTTTGTGGATTTAATAATGTTTGAAATATATTTCTTGTCATTCTATCCAGAAAATTATTTGTAAATTGTTGATCAGTAATATCAAAAGTTAAATGTTCAATTTCATTTGATAATGGATCTCTTATTACATTGATATTAGAGATAGGCAAAGATGAATCCAGATTATTATTTCTTGATGATATAGTATTATTTTCTCTTTGGTTTGCATTGTTATTTTGTGTATTATTTATAGAAGGTGTAGTTAAAATAGTGGTTGAAGAAGTAGCAACAGAATCAGTAGTTTCAGTTGTATTATTAGAAGATTCATTAGAGGTATTATTTGGGGTATTTCTCCGAGACAAAGTTCTATAATTTCTAATATCATATCTACAAATAGGACATCTGACATTTTCGGAAAACCATTCATTAAATGGTAGTTGATGAAATAAATGTCCGCAAGGTAATAATTGTCTAACAAAATCATCGTCATTAAATTCATCTAAAGATATAGGACATGACTCTGATAATGGATTTTCTATATCTCCATATCTAACTAATCGTGATGCTCTATTAATTTGTTCAGAAGATGGTCGTATAGGCACAGTTGAATTTAAAAAATTAGCAATAAAATTATTTAAATCATTATTTTGTCTGGTATTTAGATTATTATTATTAATATAATTGTAATAATTATTAAATAAATCGGTATTTGTATTTGTATTTGTATTTGTATTTGTATTTTCGTTTGTGTTTAAATTATTAAATGAAAGATCAAAATAATTTCTTCTATTGTTCAAATTAGTTAAGTCATTTGTAAAAAAATTATTATATAAAGATGGATTTATTGGATTATTATAATCGTAATAAATATAATTATTTTGTCTTTCATTAAATATTTGATTAATTAATCTATTAATATTTGAATTAGAATTTCTACTATGTCTATTAATTCTGGTTCTTCTTGGTTGTAAAAAATGAATTACATTTAAAATATTTGTTCGTATTTCATCTAACATATCCAACAACAATTCAATATGTATATTAGTTTGATTGTATTGATTAATATACATAGAAAGAAGTCTTTGTTGTTCTTGGGTTAAATTTCTTGGAGTAAAGTGTTGAGACATAATAATATATATATTATAAAAAATATGTTTAAATATAAAAATATAATAATTTATTATAAAAAATAATGAGTTTTGAAAAATATAAAGATAGAGGATTATCAGGATTAGCTAATCTGGGAAATACATGTTTTTTAAATTCAACAATGCAAGTATTATCACATACATATGAGTTAAATGATTTTTTAGAAATGAAAACTTATAAAAAAAAATTAAATAATAAATATGATTCTGCACTTTTAATAGAATGGGATGAATTACGTAGTCTTTTATGGGAAAAAAATTGTATAGTTTCTCCATTTAAATTTGTAAAAACTGTTCAAAAATTAGCTAAATTAAAAGGCCAGGATATATTTTCAGGATATAATCAAAATGATTTACCAGAGTTTTTAATTTTTGTAATTGATTGTTTTCATAATGCTTTATCAAGAGAAGTTAATATGACTATTGAAGGAAAAGTTCAGGATGAAAAAGATAAAATAGCAGTAAAATGTTTTGAAAGGATAAAATCAATGTATGAAAATGATTATTCTGAACTTTGGAAAATCTTTTATGGTATTCATGTTTCAATACTTGAAAATATATCAAATGGACAAAAGATAAGTATGATACCTGAACCATTTTTTATAATTAATTTACCAATTCCTTTAGATAATAAATCACCAACTATTATTGATTGTTTTAATTTATATGTAGAAGGTGAAATATTAGATGGTGATAATTGTATTAAATTAGAAGAAAGTAATGAAAAAGTAGTTGCCAAAAAAAATATAATGATTTGGAGTTTTCCGGATATTTTAGTAATTGATATAAAACGTTTTAATTCAATGAATAAAAAGAATCAAGTAATGGTTGATTTTCCTTTAGAAAATTTGAATTTATCTAAATATGTAATAGGTTATGATAAAGATTCTTATATATATGATCTTTATGGTGTATGTAATCATAGTGGTTCAGTTTTTGGAGGACATTATACATCATTTATAAAAAATGCAAATGGAAAATGGTATCATTATAATGATACTATTGTGTCTGAAGTCGCTATGGAACAACAAATAAAAACTCCAAAGGCATATTGTTTTTTCTATAGAAAACAAAATAGAAGAAAATAATTATTATAATATAATAATTTTGATTTATATATAATATATATATGGAGGATTCTACGAATGATTTTAAAAATACAGTAAGCACAGGTTTAGGAACAGTGGCAAACGATACATATAATTATATTAATAATTTATTATCAAATCCAATTGTTATTATTATTTTAGTATTTATCTTAATTTTATATATAGTTTTATTTATGAGTTTAGGAGATAGAACTGTTATAGATCAAAATAGAAATGTATCAAATTCAAATTCAAGAATACTAACAATTATTTTGGTAGCTTTTTTTATTGTTTTGATAATTATTAATGGATTACAATATTTTTTTGGTATTGATATTATTGCAAAACTTAAAAACGTGTTTACTGGTTCACCTGAAGTAGATATTACTATAGATACTTCAAAAGTTGAAGCAAAAAAAGCTCCAGTTCCAGAAATTTTAATAAAACCTCAAGTATTTAATATTCCCGGAAATGAATATAATTATCCCGATGCTAAAGCATTATGTTCAGCATATGGTGCTCGCTTAGCAACATATAGTGAGTTAGAAGAAACTTATAAAAAAGGGGGCGAATGGTGTAATTATGGATGGTCAGATGGACAAATGGCATTATTTCCAACACAACAAAAAACCTATAATGAGCTCCAAAAAATAGAGGGGCATGAAAATGATTGCGGAAGACCAGGAGTAAATGGCGGTTATATAGCCAATCCAAAAATTAAATTTGGTGTTAATTGTTTTGGATATAAACCAAGAATGAATTCCACAGAAGAAGAATTAATGGCAACTGAACCAATTTATCCAAAAACATTAAAAGATATTGCTATGGAACAACGTGTAAATTATTGGAAAGGTAAATTATCTGAAATTTTAGTTTCCCCATTTAACCATAATACATGGTCCAGATTATAAAGGCTAAATAATTTCATAATTATATATTTTATAACTATTTTCAATATAACAAATTGAATATATTTTATAAATTAGTAAACATAATAAATTAATAGAAGATATATAAAACATCAATCTAAAAAAATGAACTGTAAATGAAATACAAATTATATAACAATTAGATAAAAAATTTTTGTTGTTAGTTGTAAGAATTATAATATTCATTTTTTTTCTACAAATAGGACAACTTTGGGAATTTTGGAGCCAATCATTTATACATATTAAATGTAATTTAGGTTTACAATTACATTTAGGTTTAATATGACTAAAATCGGATAAATATTTTATATCATTTTTTTCTTCAGATGGAAGCCAACATATTAAACATATATCATCCTCCTCATTTGTTAATTTATTATCTATATTTATTTCCTCATTAAAATTATATTCAGAAGATGGAAATACAGAAAAATACATATATTTTACTTAATATATATGTATAAATTAAACTTTTTTTAGTTTACGAGTTTTCGTTTTATCGTGTTTTATATTATGTTTTTTGGTTTTTCTTTTACGTTTTTTATCAAATTCAACAAGAGAATATAGTTTATCTAAAATATCATCTGATATTGGTTCATGATGTTTAAAATGTTCTTCATCATCATCTTCTCTTTTTTTTTTAGGAATTCTCATATTAATATAAAATAATCCTGCAGGAACTGCTAAATTTTCAAATGGGCTGGATACTTTTCCACCTTTTTGATCTTTTTTATTAAATGTAGCCAAAATAGGGTCATTTTCTTGGAGAAATAAAGATTTAATTTTATAACCACCTCCTATAATTTCATTACCCTTTTTTGTATATACAAATTCATCATCTTCAAAAATATTTGTTTCTCTACTATCCATATTATCTATATTTTCACTATTATTTATACTATAAGTCTCAGTCATATACAATATTAAAATATAAATTAATTATTATATAATCGCTTTATTTCAGGAACATATTTAACTTCTCGTTTATTTTTAATATATTCAACAATTTTCTTAACTTGTTCTTCATTTTTAATTATTTCTGAAAGACAAGTTTCTAAATACTTAAATGTTAGTTGTTGAGTTTCTTTAACCTTAACAAATTTTAGTTGGCCATCACTAATCTTTACAGAAGAATTATTTAATTGTGATGTTTCAATATGTATATTGATTTGTTCCGATATTAAATGTTTTTTATCTCGTAATTCTTTAATCTTATCATTTAAAATCTTCATTTGATTATCAATAGAAACCCATTGTTGAATTTGTTGTTCAAAGCTCATTATTAATAAATTATATAAAAAAAAAAAAAAATAAAATCTAAATATTATATTATATCATATAATGTTTAGCTACAGAAATAATAATTTACAACCAATGTTAAGAACAAATGATAGAAGAACTGATAATTCTTCTGTTATTTTATTTACAAATGCAAGAGATGAACCAAATATAGCCGAATGGATAGCACATCATTTATTACTTGGTTTTGATAAAGTCGTTGTATTTGACCATTTATCAATTATTCCTATATCTTCAACTATTAAAACAAACTTTAATGGCAGGTTAAATATTATAAGAGTTGATGGAATAGGAGCAGTAAAATTAGAATTTATGAAAAAAGCATTAAATATAGCAACTAATGGAAATTTTAGTTGGATGTTATATTTAGATGCAGATGAATTTCTAAATTTAAATAAATTTAACAATATTAAAAATTTTTTAGATAATTTTAAACAAGCAGATTCAATAGGAATTAATTGGTTAATGTTTGGGTCATCCGGTTATAAATCTCAACCAAAAGGATTAATAACAGAGAATTTTATAAGGTCTGAGTTAAGATTAAATAAACATGTAAAGTCTTTTGTTAGACCATCCACTGTAGCAAGAATTGATAATCCACATTATTATATTATAATAGATTCAAATCGGTGTTATAATGGAAATGGAACAAGAATGAGAATGGGTCCATTCAATAATCAACCATTACCATTTATAAATTCATGTGTATATATTGCTCATTATTACATACAATCTGAAGAAGAACATTTAAGAAGAAAAAGTAGAATTTTAGATGATGGAAGTGTAAATAAATCCGCTGATTTTCCTGAAGTTCATAAAGTATATAATAATTTTGTAAATAATCAACTACAAAATAAATATTCTCAACTAACAAAACAATTTCTAAAAGAGCATAATATAGAGCTATAAAAATTTATAAAAAATATATTGATAAATTTTTAATTTATAAATTTAATGATGTTTTCGTTTACGACTATCCATTGAAAATAATCCAGCCATCAACGCCCCTGGAACTGCAGCTTGACCTAAAACTGTGCCGATATTTCCGCCACGTTTAGAACTATGTTTATGTTTTTTACGATTTACAATTCTTTTTCCTGCTGATTGAGTAGGAATTTCTCCTTTTAAGTTTGGACCAATCATACCTTGAGTATCTTGAGCATTTATATTTCCAACAGGAACAATATCATTACTTTGTATAGTTCCTAAATTTTGTCCAGGTTGAAGAGTTAATGAATTCAAAAATTGAGTCCATCCGTTACCTACAGTTCCCATACCCCATCCCCACGCTGATGGAGGATTTCCAGCAAGAGCACCACCATGTTGGCTGTGACGCATAGTTTTTGCTTTAGAATGAGCTCTTTTTTTATGACTACGATGTTTTGCCATTATATAAATAAATAAGAAAAAATACTAATCAGAAATCACAAAACAATTTTTTATACATTAAGAAATTATATCTGAAAATGTAGTTTTCTGATTACGCAATAATGTTATTAATATTATAAGTATTGCTAAAATTAATATAAAAATTAAAAATACTAAAAATATAATTACATATATGTATGGATATATTTCATATAAAATTAAATCTGTAACTGGAGAAAACAATATTTTTATTTCATTCCTTACGTCTTCTGTCTTTAAAATGTCTAAACATTGTTTTATTAACGAATTTTTCATAATTCTTCTTCTATAGAATTATAAAAATTTAATTAAGAATTTACGTTTTCTATATTCTTAATTTTTCTTTGTTTCAATAAAGAATGGAAAATATTATAGAGCCATCAATAGATTACGATTTTACTAAACTATATTTTGGACCCCCAACATCTTTAGCAGGAGGCGCCTATTTTGCTAGAATTATGTATAATACTAACAAATCACTATATATCCAAACTCCAAAATGTTTAACAAAACAAGGTTTCATACAAAGTGGCAAAAAAATTTATACTGATTTAATGTTTGATAATAATGATACAGTATTTATCAATTGGATTGAAAATTTAGAAACCAGATGTCAAGAACTGATTTATTCTAAAAAAGATTCTTGGTTTGATTCAAAACTTGAGAAAGATGATATAGAAACCACATTTACATCTCCCTTTAAAATATTTAAATCAGGCAAATTTTATTTATTAAGAGTTAATGTAAAACCTAATATTAAGATATTTGATGAAAAGGATCAAATAGTTTCTATTGAATCTATTACAAATGATAAAACTATCATATCAATTTTAGAAATACAAGGATTAAAATTCACATCCAGAAATTTTCAAATTGAAATTGAGCTTAAACAATCAATGATTGTTAGTCCTGATCCATTTTTAGACGAATGTTTTATAAAAAAACCATATAAAAAACAAGATATTAAAGAAGATATTAAAGAAGAAAATCATATACAAGATTCAGAAGCATTAAATTTAGAAAATTTAATTAATGAATCTGTTAAAGATTTATCTAAAAATAATGAAACAAATATTAGTAAAAATATTGATAAAACAATTACTAATAAATCCTCGGACCCAATAGATTTAGAAATTTCATTTGATGAAAATTTACAAAATAACAAATCTATTATAAATGAAAATATAAATTCTAATACATTTGATCTTGAAGAAGTAAATATTGAAATTTCAAACTTACAAGATGTAGAAGAGTTAGAATCCAAAGAAGAAAATCAAGAAGATCCAACAATTTTAAAAGAAATTGATTTATCATCTACCATAGATAATAGTTTAGAAACATTTAAACTTAAAAAACCTAATCAAGTATATTATGAAATTTATAAGAAGGCGAGAGAAAAGGCCAAGGAAGCGAAGAAAAATGCAATTCTTGCATATCTTGAAATGAAAAACATTAAGAAAACTTATATGTTGGATGATATTGATGAAAGTGATAGTGAATTTGAAGAATATACAAGTAGAGATGGGTCTTCTGAAATATCTGATACCGAATGTTTAGAAGACAATTTTTAAAATAATTTAGATAATTATCTTACTATTAATTTTAATAATTAATTAATAATCTGAAAAATATTTTATCCCTAATTTTATATAATGAGTGTTTCTTTAAAAAAGCTCTGGAATGATTATGGTATAGGCGGTGTTTTAATCGCAATTATCGTATTATATGGACTGTATATGTTATTTAACAATTTAATGTCAAAAGGTTCTTATGGAAACGAAATGATGTCTCAAGATCGCAAAAAAGCATATAATAACTCTTCTTCCACTCAATCAACTTCTTCTCCTTCAGGACCACAACCTGCTCAAGAATCTGGTAATGAAGTTTATTCATCTGTAGGAAGTTCTTCTTCTGGTATGGGTCTTCCTCCTTCTTGTACTCCCAATAGTTTAAATCAAAATCCCGCTGATCTGTTGCCCAAAGATAATAATAGTCAATGGGCGCAATTAAACCCAGCCGGAAAAGGAGATTTGGCTAACATTAATTTGTTAAAAGCTGGATATCACATTGGTATCGATACTATTGGTCAAACATTAAGAAATGCTAATCAACAAATTCGATCTGAACCTCCTAACCCACAAATTAATGTGGGACCCTGGAATTTGTCCACAATTGAGCCGGACTTTATGAGACCGCCTTTAGAGCTTGGACAAGGTGGACAATAAAAAATTTTTGTGACGATAAAAAAATTTTTGTGACGATTAAAAAATAAAAGTAAATATTTCATGTCAGTCACTACTTAAATAACTAATTTTAAAATCTTTATATTCATCATTTTTACACATATAAATATTTTGAACCTTTTTTTGTTTAGATATGTTAACTATATTTTCTTGTAATTCATTTAACCAATCATATTTATCTCTAAAAATATCTTCCTGAACCAATCTAATTACTGAATATCCATTTTCATTAGCACATTTAATTTTATATAAGTCCCTATTTCTATTATGTTCAGGAGTTTTCCATTTGGCAACCTGTTTCCAATGTTGTTCACCATCACACTCTATTATTATTCTTTTATCTTCTAAAACAAAATCAAAAGGTAGATGTTTAATATTTTTACACCAATCATATTTCCCCTGTATTTTTATAGTTGGATATATTTTCTGTAATGAATTAGTTAGCTTCAACTCTGTTTTATATCTACAATTTGGACACCAAGAACCATCTGTAACATGACATAATTTACTTCTAAATTCATCATTACATTTATCACAATAAAATATAAATGTTTCAGCACTGTTTTTAAAAACATCTATTGGTTTCTTTTTATTTTTAGTAGACCAATATTTACTTCTTTCAACTGAAGCAAATGTTTTATTCTTACAATATAAACAAGTTTGAATATTTACGCAAAGTTTCCTTGGAGGATTTGAACAATATGGACACCATGAATTATTATTTGTAATTAATCTTGGTTGTGAATAAAACTCATGACCACATTCACAATTAAATATTTATTCTTTATGGGATGATTTTAACACATCTATTGGTTTATTTTCATTTTTATCAGACCAATTAGTTGATCTTGGGTGGGAAGCAAAAGATTTATTATAACATATATCACATTTTCCACATAATTTTTTATTTGAACAATACGAACACCATCTATTAAGCAAATTCAAATTATTTAACTGAATATCAAACGAATGTCCACATTCGCAATCAAACCAGCATTTTTTATGTGAGTTTAGGGCAAAGTCCTCAGGCTGTAAACCATTATTTCTTTCTATAGACCAAAATTTAGCTTTTGGATGAGTGGCAAAACTGTTTTCGTATGGTATTTTCTTCATAATATATTCAATATTTTATAAATAATATTTAATTCAATTATAATTTATTTAGTATCAAAAAAGTTCTATGTATAATATATGTTTAACATGGATAAAGATAGTATATTAATTTTCATAATTATAGCATTTGTAATATTTGTATGTTTAAAAATTTATAGTGAGTCAGATTCTTATAATCTGAAATGTATTGTATCACATGTGGATGGGGAAAGATATTGTGTAAGAGAACGAGAATCGATACATTTAGCAGCTGATTTATTAGCAAATGTAACAGAAAAATTGAAGAATTTGGTTGATTATTGTTCTAAAAAATATCCAGAAGATGAAAATGTGCAACGAATGTTACAAAAATTTAACCCAACCAAAATATCCGAAACTTTACCAACCAGCGAATTTACGGCTTATAGTGAAAATAAAGGGGAAAAATTATCTTTCTGTTTAAATAAGCAAAAAAATGGAACTAAACTGATTGATATTAATACTTTAACATTTGTAGCAATACATGAATTAGCCCACATTATGACCAAATCAGAAGGACATAAGCAAGAATTCTGGCAAAATTTTAAATTCTTATTAGAACAAGCCAAAGCAGCAAATATATATCAGCCAGTGGATTACAAGAAAAATCCAGAACCATATTGTGGGATGAAAATTTCTGATAATCCATATTATGATTTTAAATAAATTTTTTTTATTTATATATTATATAATGGACAGTGGATTTATGATGGTTATTCATGCATTTATAATTACTATTATACTTTATTTTATTATGAAGTATATTTTAAAGCAAAACACTTCTATGGCACAAGATAGAAGTATACTAATTGGTGCATTGGTATTGATATATATGTTACTTTTTGGACATGGTTTTCCAACTAAAATTAATCCAAATATTTTTTAATTTAATTAAATAGTTTAAAAATTTATTTAATTAAAAATAATAGATACTTTATATATATATGTCACTATTTCCAATATTTAAAGTAAATAAATTATCAGATAAAAATGTTACAGATACTATTTATGTATTTTACGGTTCACGATTTAGCAAAGAAATAGAAGACCCTAATAATCTTTTTAATGACGACCCAACTAACAAAGCATTTAATGATGTTTTCAATAAAGATGAATTAGATTATATTAATAAAAATAATGTGGAAGTAATTTTTATAAATCAATCCATACATATTGATGATAGTATAGGAGTTATAAAGCTTAAAATATTTGATGCCATCAATAAAGAAGCATCTATGAGTGAATTATATCTTTTTTGTTTAAAACAGGAAAAACTGAATCCCATTACAATTTATCAAAATTTAACACAAAACGATAGATTACCTTTAACTAAAATTCGTATGAATCAATTATTACTTAATTTGTATGATGAAAATGGCATTCCTGTTATTTTTGATATCGCAGAAAAACCACAATATTCATTTGATGATATTATTAAATTAGATTTATCAGAGAAAACATATCTTGTTGGGAAACCACTTGGACAAAAATTTGTATTTTCAAATGAGTATCCTTTTATTGCTGATCCATTTTTAGTTAATGAATATGATATTTTACTTGAAAAATCAAGAAGAGAAACTACTACTTTAAATTTTAATTTACTTTTAGAGACTGGACCTATTTTTAGAAATACAATTTTTCTTTGTTTAGCAAAAGATGTTTTTGAAATTTCCGTTATAAATGATATTTCAACTGAATATACGTGTAAAATTTATTTTCCATTTTTATATCAAGATCAAATAGAAGATATAGAAGAATTAGAGTTAAACCATAATAAACTGGTAACGTTAACCTCAGAAAAACTAACACTTGAAACGGAAAGAAATTTTGAAAATGTAAATATGTTTTATAATATTTTTCAAAATCATAAACCATCCCAAGTTTTTTCTCAAAATATAGTCCAAACTGGAATTAAATTTTTAAAAATAGTTATTTATCCTGAGTTTAAAATTAAAATTCCAATTGATGTTATTTTTAAATTAATTCATGCAACAAAAGATTTTCCATTAATTAAATTTAATCCTGAAACAAGGCAAGAAAATATTTATCGTTTATTTGCACCCGAATTAACAGTAGATGGAAGAAGGATTCCTTATTTACAAAAAGCAACAATTTTTAAATTAATGCGTTCTATAGGAAAAAATAAAAGTGTAGCTGTTTACACAAATTTTCAATATAATGGATTAAATTTTTATATGGCATGTGAATTTGAAGATAATGGTGTTATTAATGTTTATCCTCTTGGTGATTTTGATAAACCAGTATTTTTAACTAACACAGAAAATATGTTTGAAAATATTGATGAAATTATAAAATTAACTGTAAATCCATTAATAGAACAAATTAAACCATTTTTTGCGCAAAGTGGATTAGAAATTCCGTTATTTAATACTATTCAGTCAGTTAATATTGAAGTAAGAGAAATAAAATATCAATCTGTGTATAATATTATTAAACCAATTGATATAAATAAACTGGGAGGATGTATTTCAAGTGTTTTTACTATAGAATCGTCTAATTTTAAGAAAGGTATTAGAATGAGATATAAACGTGTTTCAAATTATAATAAACGTGATAGTCAAGAAGCTTTTATTATTGAAAAAATTGATCAAGGCTATAAATTTGAGGAAATTGCTGAACAATTAATACAACAATTTGATGATTTAGATCTTGAATCAGCTGAAGATTTAATTGCTAAAATAACTTCTGAATTAGAAGTTACGAGGGGGGCAAATAAAAAAAGAGCTTTAATGATAAAAATTAATCCTGGTTTTCAAACATTAATGAATGTCAATCTAATTACAAGTGAATTAACTATTGATGTAAGTGGAATAAATAATATATATTACTTAAATACTTTGCCTGTTTATATAGATTCTATTATAAGAGTAACTCAAGATATTGAAAGCTGTGGTATAGATATATCAAAAATTAATACTCTTTGTTCGGGTGAAGAAGTTGAGGATATAGAATTTGGACAAATAACTGCCCAATCTGAACAATCTCTTGATGAAAATGAAATTCCAATTATAAAAGATGAATCTCCTATATATTCAGATGAACAAGGTTTTGAAAAAGGAGAGTATATGGATGATTTATTAGATATTCTTGGAATTGAAGAAGATGAGAGTTTTGAATCCAAAGGAGGTGATAGAAATGATTCCTCAGAAGAATTAAGTGAGGAAGTTTTGTCTGATTTAGGATCAATTAAACAAGATAAATCTAAATCTAAAACAGCTTCTGACGAATCGGTAGAATTATCTGAAATCTCATTTGAATCAGAAAACCCCAAAATAAAATCATCAACTTCAATGTCAACTATAACTAACAAAGGAATTACAAAATCCTTGGAACCTTCCGAATCCTTGGAACCTTCCGAATCCTTGGAACCTTCCGAATCCTTGGAATCTTCCGAATCCTTGGAACCTTCCGAATCCTTGGAACCTTCCGAATCCTTTGAACCTTCCGAATCCTTGGAACCTTCCGAATCCTTGGAACCCTCCGAATCCTTGGAACCTTCCGAATCCTTGGAACCCTCCGAATCCTTGGAACCTTCCGAATCCTTGGAACCTTCCGAATCCTTGGAACCCT